CTCACCATCCAACTATGCTTCTCAACACAGTATTGGTTGCGTCTCACCATCTCCTTCAACTGTGGCAACAATTTTTGATCAAGACTCCTTTCACAATTTTTTGCTGCTTCAATTGCTGCTTCGAGAGTTTCAAAACTTTTGACGCCTCTCTTTGCCCAATTCTTTTGTGCTTCAACTCTATGTCGCATTCTGCCCACTTGATCCGACCTGAGCAGATTGTGCTTCACTTTCCATTCCATCAATTCTTTTGAAACTGGCACATAACCTACCACAACACCAGCTTTTACCCACTTATCGATGATCTTCTCATCGTTCACATTCACCAATATTGTGTCACCTTTAAGTGCAGATTGAAGAATATTGTTTTCATATTGCTTCATCACCTGCTTCCTTAATTTCCTGTCTTTGTTCCAACCTTTTGCAAAGTCCACAAGATCATCGCCATCAACAAGCCCCAATTCTTTGTTCTCACTTATGAAATGGCTTTTACCACCACCACTGTACATTAAAATGACACCCCCGGGCAACTTTGGCAACATGTGTTTTGTCGGAACACTACTATCCGAGGTTGCGTAACCATTCTCATGGTCAAAGATGCAAACGCCTTCCGTTTTTGGAACTTTGTGTCTCAGACCTCTCGTCATGTCTGTATCCATCACAGTATCTGGTGCTAGTTTAGCTAGATCAAACCACAAATGTTCAGGGTACACACCACCAAAGCTGTGGTCATGCCACGCCTTAAATAAATGTACATCACATAACTTGTATTGATACAATTGGCACAGAAACAAATATTCACTTTCAGACAACGGAGGCCCCACCACACTTACATGCCAAGGCACGATAGGTATGCTCCTACCATTGACTGCATTTACTCGCCATCCACAAACACGCAAACTTCCACTGTAATAACTGATCGGTCGCACGTCACATCAGTTAGCCTCACCTGTGTCATTGATTGCCGTGTTACCCGTCATTGTGCTCACTGAATCATTGGTTGCGGTAGTCACCGTTATTGGTTCTGTGTGGCCTGATCCAGTCGTACTGTTTGGGACAGTTGGACCTTGTGAACTCAAACCAAATAGCTTGAGCTTCTCGGCCAAGGACCCGACTCCCTTCCACGCGTTGAGCATGACATCGAGCCCAGAAGCTGGCCGTGTTGGAACCTTGAGTCCAGAAATCAGTGAACGGTTTGGCGTTTTGCAATTGAGATATTTTCCAGGCAGAAATGCTAGACTGGTTTGATCATCAATTACCCCATTTGCCAGAACTGCTGCAAAAGGAGCGGGAGCAAAACTGGGCGTAGAAGTTCTGTAAGCTGCAGCACCACCGCCACCAATACGAATGTTCACGTAAGCATGCAGAGCACCACCGTCCCACAATTGCAGTGATCCACCACCAAAATCGTTCCTCGTGACATTAGCTGTGCCATCTTCAAACAGTGTGCGTTGTCTGCCATTAGGCGTCCATATCGTTCTCGCCACAGGTGGTGAGCAATCATGGCTATTGACACCGCACCATATAGCATCCAAACCATCGCTGTAATACCAATGGTACACTGAATCAATGCGAGGTAAGCCATAAAAACCGTCAGACAACCTAACACAATTGCGCTTGACATTGAAGGTTGTTGAAGCAACCAAACGATTATCATCGTCATAAAATTGGAGACGTCGTTGCCACATCATGCTTTGACCTCCAACTTCCATCAACCAAGCACTAAGTGCAACGACATCCAATCTAGTGAGATCTTCAGCAATGGGTGCTGTCGCCAAACCACCTCTGGTACCGTTGAGAAAGTCCGCCAGCGACGTTGGTTTGGCATTGATAACTCCTCCCACTGTGCTAGAAATGCCCAAAACCAAAGTGTCGATGAATGGGTGGAAACAAACTTCTTTGATGAACCTGTCTCTACCAGCGCTTCTAAAAAGACCCAAACCTTGATTGTCCAAACTCTGCTCTTGAGAGAGGTTTTCCCATGCAAGCACGCCTTTAGTCAAATCAATGAAAGTCTTAACTAACTCAAGAGAATCCACCAAACGGCCTTCAGCGATATACGAACTGTAAACATCGTCAAAGTTTGCGTCCCCAGTATCCACAATACCCATAGCCATACTATTGGACATACGACTGTTACCCATCAAGTGAGAAGCTTGGTTACTCGCACACCGCAAAGCTACTGAAGGGAAATACATGCGTGACAGTAGTTGATCAGCATTAGCAGCAGAAATGATGCGAGAAACACCTTCCGTCCCAGTTGCCTGGAAGGGAGCATTGTCGCCTGCAGTCTTCAGAAACCCACCAATCCCACTGCAAATTGCGAAGACGTGACGGCCATACACACCATCAGCAGGCATGACCAAATCACCTTCTAACACATTCCTACACGGGATGCCTTCTGCATTAGTAACTGCTTCATGTCCAGCAGGCAATCTGAAGAGATTAGTCCAACTGAACGCAACACCAACTCCAACATCACGACCAAGATCAATCCATTGCTGTGTAGTTGATGCCCTTTCAAAATCAAGAGGAAAACGATGACCACCAACACCCCAAATCCAACGGGAATAGATTTCTTGATTGACATTGAGCCAAGCAGCATTGTTGACACCGCGCCAGATATCATTGGTTTCAATGTCTGCACGTTCAATTGCGGGGTTGATACCCTGCAACATAGCCAACATCTGATCTACTGTGCGACCCAATTCAGCATCACCTGCATCAAAAAGATCACCGCCAGGGCCCCAATTAATGGGGTCGTCATCGCGACTTTTACGCAAATAAAGGGCTCTAAACACCAGAGCCCAAATGCGACAAAAAGTCGCGGTGTCTTGCCTGAAAAAACGTTCAGTCAACAGCGTTGGCAAAATAGTAGTCTCAGGACCCGCAAATTCGACCCTCTTCGCCCACATCTCAAAACCAAGGTTGTAACCTTTGGTGTCACCAGTGCAACGGAGAATATACTTGATCGCCAAAACAACATCAGCTTGAGTAGGAACATTGACATTGCCATTAGGCAATGTCTGAGTTCCATAAACTGCTAAAGTGATTGCATCAGTGCAACGTCCTCCAACACCAGGATGCCCGTTAACACGAAGTTGCTGAGCAATGCCACAATGTGGTGAAATCGCCAAATGCAATGCATTGGCAATACCAGCTGTCAAGTTCAGTCCATTGCGATGGCGGAACATACTCAAGGGGTTGACTTGGCTACCGCGCGCTCCAATAACCCTATCAATCCAAGGTTGATGGTTCGCAATAGCGTTTGGATTCCAGAACAAGTTTCGACCATCCAACGGATTGTTGCCACCACCAACGACGGGAATGGCATTCAAAGCCCAACCATGCGCCACAGCTTCAAGCAAAGCAAAAAGGCGCATGTAAAGCGGACCATAGTTGGCACAACCATCACTAACACCATCAAAAGCTCCCGAGAGCTCCGTGGCCATAGCCATGGTAGCACCACCAATAGCAGTACGAACATTGCGAACAGAGGTGTCACCCAAGTTGGTGAAGGTACTGCTGAATTCAACGCAAGACACGGTGTTCACAATGTTTTGCATAGAATGAGGAGGTCCATTGGCCTGACTAATCATGACCGATGCACCGCCCATAACGCTAGGAGAAGTGCTGGTAGCCACCATCGCTGGCATGACATACTCCTCAAAACGCTGATTAGCGGTAGCATGGAAGCCGCCAGTTAGGTTTGAAACCCATGGCGAAGGAGTCAAGTCGCCAAGGTACTTGACGAGCTTAGACTCACCACTGCTACGGCCTAGTGCCTTATCTCCATAGACTAGTTCACGACTGAGCTTAGTCTTGTTGATAGAAGCAAGCGAAAGTTGGGAAAATGACGACATAATGTACGGGAAAACCGGTACTGAAAAAACTTTTGTCGCAGAGGGGACAAACTTCCTGCGACCGAATCCGAGCCTAACCAGGCTCTGGGGTGGTGTAATTCTTCGCCCCTGTACCCAACAACACTAGTTGTTGGTCTTTAGGTGCGCCCGCCGTATACGCTCTGAGACCACTGATCGCATGGATGCGTGGCCGCAGGTTCTCCTGCTCTCACAGGCTCTCCCTGGGCAACCCCGTTGGATACCATCCCTAACCGCTTACTGACACAGCGTTCAGCAGCACCACTAGGGACCTCATAGGCGGAAGTTAATGTATGCTATCCTACTAGGACGCCACATACACAACACGGAATAGTGGTGTGCTACCCCATGTCACTCGACTCTCGTACCCCACCCTTGTTCCGTCACCTAAGGATACGAGTCTCTACCACTTAACATTGCATTTAGTGGGATTGGGTGTTGCAAGCAACATTTTCCCAATCGTGGACCTTTTTCGCACGTTTGTCTATAGAACCAAGCCTCCATTACCTACTCTCAAGAGATGTAATTTCATCGTCATCACAAAACAAACGCTCCCTCTCTTCCAACAGTAACCCCACTGGAATTACTGTCGGCGTCGAAATTTACCTACGGCAAATCCGGATGGCAGCTACGGACATGACTACCATAAGAAACCAAAGAAAACCTAAAGAATTCAGATTGTTTCAGACATCAT